CGAATGGGTACATCAATTTGGTTATTGCTGTGCTCTTATTTCCCATTGAGATGGTTTTGTTCTTCCCACGGATCTTCACAGGTCTTTGGGAAAGATATCAAATCTCGGAGAATCTGGTACCACTTGGGATCATCAAGAAACCAGAAGAACTTTCGGTAACGGAAATGTTGCGCCAGATTTTGATAACTGTGCGCTCGGCACGTACTCTAGAATCGATGCAGAATGGTAGCTCTTTCATTAAAGTGGATGAGTGGCCTAAGCATCTGATCTCGATTATGGATCCCGAGGGCCGTCATCAGGGTTTTGGTTCTCTCGTCAACGGTCCTCACGGACAACCTCTCATGCTCACGGCCAAACACGTCTTGCGATCACTTCAAAAGAATGGCTGTATACTCATGGGCGCTGGCCAGAAACCTCTACGTATTCTAAACGCACGGCACTATTTCTCAACCTCCCTCGATCTTTGTGGACTCCTGCTGGAACCCAAGATTGCTGCTCAATTAGGAACTTCCAGATTGACACTTGCCTCGACTCCCGGAACAGGGACAGCTGTGTCAGTCTATGGTTATTATCAAGGACAGCTTGTTCGTGCTATCGGCATCGTAGAAAATGCCGATCAGCATATGAAATTTAAGCACACTTGTTCTACCCTGGAAGGATTTAGCGGCACGCCCATTATTAAGGGTGATAAAACTCTTGTCGGTTTACATCTCGAGACCTGTAAGATGGGATTCAACTATGGACTCAGCCTTGATTTTCTAGGCCGGAAACAGGAAGAATCCCCCGGCGGAGGACAGAGAGATAGGAGCTTGTTCGGAGAATTCAACGAGCGCGACACCGGATATGATGATTTGGACACCGGAGATGATGAAGGCGACTTCTACAAATCTGGTACTTCGGACTACATTCGCTACTCGGACGACGACAGCAAGTACGGCTTGGCCATCAAGTCGAAAGGCTCGATGTACTCCTGTAACAGGGAGCATATCGATAAAATTCGTCAGAACGACTGGTTCAATGACAATGACGACGACGACTTTTACAGGACGTCCGACCCATTACGTATGTTTGAATCGGTTTTTCCCCCGAGGCGCGAGGAGCCCGTAAATCCTCCATCTTCGGCACCTACAACTGGACCACCGACCCCGCAACCTCCCCCCCCCCCCTCTACCACGACCTCCCAGGCGTCAACATCAAACCCTGTGGAAGTTATGGTCGACCCAGTGGTGGTTTCCCCGGCAAACACGGCAAACCCACGGCGACGGAAAGGAAAAGGTACACAGCCCTTAACAACTGGTACTGGCCCAACCGCAACCGCGAAAACACCGTCCGGTCCCTCGGAATCCACTCCACCGGTCTCTCAACGGGAAACAGAATCCCAACCTCCCAAGAAGAAGAAACGATCATCCGCGCTTTCACGAGCACGAACGCGTATCCTCGAACTCGAGTCCCGGCTTGCCTCAGCAAGTCCAGGGACCACGTCTTCACCCGTCACGACTTCGACTTGATTCGACCCAAAATCGAACAGTCGATTGTCAAAGATTCAACTCCAGGTTATCCCTGGATTGAACTTGGCTGTGACAATGGTACGGTGTTAACACGGTATGGTGACTTCATTTGGGATTGTGTTGCTGATGACTTCAATCGCATGTTGTATTACGGCGAAGACGTCTTCAAAATGTCTCCAGTCGAACTTGTCCAAAACGGTTTGACTGATCCCGTCAAAGTTTTCTTGAAGGATGAACCTCATTCGGAAAAGAAAATTCTGTCGGGAAAATTACGCTTGATTGCCTCGGTCAGCTTGAAAGAGCAGATCAAGACAAAGATTTTTGCAAACAGCCAAAACAAGGCTGAGATCGCTACGTGGGGATCATGTCCATCTAAACCTGGACTTGGTCTCCATGATGAAGGCTTACGAGTCATCGCGGCGAACGCGCGAAATATCTTGCGTAGAGGTTTGAAGATCAATTGCTCTGATATCAGCGGATGGGATTGGTCTATGCAATACTGGGAGATAATGCTAGATGCTAAGATAAGATGCAGATTGGCTGGTTCTACGGAACACAGCGTATTCGGACTCTTTACTCGGCAACATGCACACTTCGTGGCCGCTTCGGTTTTCGTTACACCCGATGGTGTTATGCACGAACAAACCGTCTTAGGAGGGCAGCTCTCTGGCGATCAGAACACATCACCGACCAACTCGCGTGGTCGTATTTGTGCTTCTTTATTCGCCCGCTTATTAGCAGGAGAGCCGCTCATCCTTGATGGTGAGTTTGATATTAATGCTGCTGGAGACGATTGCTTTGAACGCGATTTCCCCGGGTTGAAAGAAGGCTTGGAAATTATTGGACATAAGGTTAAAGACACGACCATCTACTCTTCTGTAGAAGGTTTTGAATTTTGTTCTCAGACTTGGTCTGAGGACGGTACTGCCCGCCCTACTGATCCCAGTAAAACCTTCTTTCGCTTCCTGAGCCACAAAATGTCCGACACAACTCTCCCCGAGTTGGAGGCGCAACTGCTCTGGTACTTCAGACACTTAGCCGGACAAACTAAAGATGTCATCGGGGACATGATACGTGCGCGAGTTGCCCGCGCACAAACAATTGTATCAAATGGCAAAGCCCAATCAAAAGACGAGGCAGCGCCGTCGGCAGACTGGAAGGTCTGCACCCCCGCGTAATGGCAGCATCGGCACCATCACTAGGACAAACGTTCCTTGGAACGACCTGGTGACTGGTGCGGCTGCAGGCGCAGTGGAACCAGCAGCAGTGCTAGGGTCCGCGTGCCACACTTTGCGGGCGGATCTCACTGACGTGGTTGAGTGGCGCATTCGCGCCATGACATTGACGATAGAACCCATAGTTGCTTCAACAGCGGCCGGAACAATTTCTGGTGTGCTTTGTCCGAGTCAATGGGGCCCAAGAGATCAGGCGACGATTATCAACAACGGCGGAACCCGGAAGAAAGTGACCCAGAAATTGGTCCTTACGATGCAAGGTTCTGACGACCAGTGGATTAATCACGCGAACTCGAAGGCTTGGATTTATCTCTGTGACGATACAGCTACTTCCATCACATGCATGGCAAAGGTGTCATACACCATCCAAGTTAGAGGGAAACGATAGGTTTGCACGTATTTCCTTAAAACGTTTAAAATTAACCGGTTGAGTCTTTGAATAGTCTCGACCGGTTATGCGCCGGGATCCTCACCAGTCTACTAGACGCAAAGGCTACAGAGCTGGAAGTGAATCAAACCCTCTCCCACGGGGGGGGGCCCTTCAGGTAAAGGGCGGCCCAGGATCCTGAAAGGAACCCGTAATACTCTCACAAGTTTCGTTAAACTAGTGGGCGAACTGGCTCGACATAAGATGTCTACTTTGACTCATTAGCGCCATCACAATCTACTGTGGTCGATTGGCGGCTTGCGTTCAGCAATTTATTGTTGTTCATTGGCCCCGAGGCAACCTTGAAGATCGTCTTGTTGCGGCATGACATTTGTTAATTCTTATGTCGCGTCG